TTTATTATTTTGAGCAGTAGCAACTGCTAGACTTTTTGATTTGTTTAATGTTAATAATGCATTTGCTTGAAGTGCTGGAGGCATATTTTCCATTGTATTTTCAAAAAGAATATCCATTTTTTCTGATACTAAATTTGGATCATCAGGACTTTCTAATAAAAATTGTGTTGAAAACTTTTCAACATCTGTTTGTAAAGCATTTAAATACGTTATTTTAGCACTTTTTTTAAATGCTTGATCATAAAATGTATCACCTTCAGGTAAATTGCCTAAACTTTGTAAATCACCTTTATCATTATATGAAACAAAATTACTTCCATCTGTTGTTCCTTGTGCATCAGCTTTTAAAGCTCTTTCTTCAAAACGAGTTTTTAGTAAATCATCTGCTACTCCTGCAATAGCACTACCCATTCCTGATAAATTAGGTGTCATTGTCCCAATTTGTCCTGCACCTATAAAGGGCGTTGGTGTTTTTACTTTAACTCCCATGTTTTATTTCCATCCTTTATTTCCACCATACATTTGACCTTTTGGTAATGTATATGTGTTTTTCCCTGATGGGGATTGAGCTTTTACACCTTTAGGCGTTTGCCCTTTTTTATAATCACCATAATCACCTAAAGCTCCACCTGCTGTTTGCATATAACCACTCATCATAGCCATATTACCTTGCGTTCTTGCATTAGAAGCTGATTGATTTAATTCTTTTGCTTGATTATCACCAGCAGTTAGTATTCTACTAGAGTCACGATTGTATGAAGATAATTGATTTTGTGCTAAAGCACGACCAGTACCTCCTCCTCCAGTTCTACCATATGCCGCTTGTCCAGCAGATTCAGTTGACATTGCATCTGCATATTGTCTAGCTCTATTACCAGCGGATTGTTCTGTTTCAATTTGAGTAGCTAAAGCTTGTCTTTCATAAGACTGTGCTTGCATATGTGCTGATTTTTTAGCATTCCTTGCTTCCATTATACCGCCACCAACTTTGACGGCCATCATAGCCATTGTTACCGGATCACCCATTTAAAACTCCAATTCTACCATTATGCCATTTACTGTTAAAGGTAATGGTTCTGTTTGTGTTATTGTTACTTCTCCACGTCTATCCCAACCTAACATCCAAAATTCTTTTCTTCCAGTTATTGTAGTAGGTTCTATAGACAAATCATCATTAACATTACGTATAAGTAAATTTGTTCCTTTTGCACTTACGTTTAAACTTTCATTTAAATCTAAAACTGTACGAACAACACGTCTATGTGTACCAGCAGAAGTTCCTCCTTCTACTTGTAATTCAGGAGCCAATGTAGTTATTACTGGAGTATAATCTAATCCAACTGTTATTGTTGTAAATGTATCAGGAGATGTTGATAAACTTCCATCAGAACCTACAGTTTTAGATCCTAAACTATAATTACCACTTACTACTTTTACAACAGTATCATCTAAATGATCTAAACCAGTCCAAGATGCCGTAGCTGATCCAGCTACTAATGTTTCAGAAGCATCTAAAGTTAAACTAGAATCAAATAATTCTAATAAATATACAACAGCACTATCTATAGTTCTTTTAACAATAGCAAAAACTAAACCATTAATAGATATAATATTTTTATATTCTCCATTAGTAGTCCATTTTGACCAGGAAGCTATTTTTTCATTACGCATAGCCATGTATACAGCTAACGAACCATCAGCATTTATTATATAAGCATAACTTTCTTGCCCTTGATCATTTTCAGTTTGAATTTCTAATCCAACAGGATTATCTATTAAATGTCCTGATAACAATGATACTGAAGGTGATAAGTATGCTTGTTTAATATCATCATATGTAAATTCTCTTAATGATTTTTTTCCTTTAGATAAAAATACTATAGCTTCATCAAATTCTTTAGCTTGTAATCTTGATGTGCCATAACGAGTTTGTCTACGAAAAGAAACATTACTAGGAGTTAATGGAGCAGAAGCACTTGTAGGAGAATACAATTCACTATTATCCGTAAATACTAATAAATGTCTAAATGATAAAACTCCAGTAATTTCAGATACTTGGCTTTCTAAAATTTGTACTTGTATACTGTCATCATCTGCCGCTTCTCCTGCATCGAAATTAAAATAATCAGAAGTTTTAGATGCAAATATAAAATTAGGTAAATCTCTTGTTCCTCCAAAAACTAAACGCCCTGAATGGAAACAACATGATCTAGGATGACCTCTTGTAGAACTTATAGCAGGTTCTTGCCAATCATCTGTTACATCAGAATTAGTTAACGTTTCACGTACAGTACATGCCGCTGTTGTTGCATTAGTAATACTGTTAACAGTAAATTGTTTAAGACCAATTCTAAAATTTTGTCCTGCATGAGCAGAAACCCAAAAATTAGAAGAAGATACAACATTTATGTTACCGCTAGTTGCACTAGGATTAAAAGTTAAACTATCGGCTTCAAATTTATGATAAGGTTGATGAACTAAATTATCTTTTGTTTTGTATGCAAAATTAGTAACTGTAAATGTTGTAGCTCCAGTACGTAATATTTTTTGTGTTACTAAATCTGGATGCGTAACAATCATAGTGTTTGCTGTTTGTGCTACAATTAGATCTCCAATCATAGCTGAAGTCCAAGGACAACTGTTAACAGTAACAACTGTTGCACCTGTTGTTCCGTTATAAACATTTAATGTTGAAGCTGTAAAAATAAAAAAATATAATTGAGAATCAGAAAATATAAACTGTTCCATTTGATGGGATGTGCCAGATAAAGTAGATACATACTTTGTTCCAGGTCTACGTTTTAAACCACCTTGAGCCAATACACGTACATTACGTAATGTTTTAGCACCATTTGCATAAGCATGAGTATCTACTCTTGAAGATAATAATGGATCTAATTCTCCTCCAGTAAAATTTGTCCAAAATTGGCGAAGAATTGCCATATTATCTCCTTATATTAGCAAAACGATTCAACTTAATGTTATTTGTTGTAACAGCTTGGCTATCACGAGTTTTAGCTCTTGAAAATTGTTGTTCTGCTAGTTGAGATAAAGTTTGAGCTATATCACCTTTACGAATAATAGATAAAGAAAAAGTAGAAGCTAAACGATATACAACATACATAGAAAAGTAAGGAGGCCAATCTCCTTCATCAACTCTAAATTGATACGTTGCTGTTAAAGTATCTTCTTCACCTACATCTGCATCTAATGTATAAATTTTATCTTCATAACGATCATACCTAACTGTAGAATCATCATTAGTAACTGTTTGAATAACTAATGGTTTAACATCTGTAGGTAGTTGATAAGCCGCATCCCAAATATCTATTGGAGTATCATTTAATCTGTTTAATATTTTTTGTCCTGTAGAAAAATTCCAAGGATGAGAACTTAAACAATCTTCAACAACAGGTTCGTATAATAGATTTGCAGAAAGTGCTTCATCTGTTTTGTCATCAAAACTTGTTAAAGGCTGTAAACCTACTAACACCATAGCTTGTTGAGCAATATCAATTTTAGAAGTTATAGCCATAGATTATCCTTTAAAAAAAAGGGAGAGGAATAACTCTCTCTCCCTTTAATATTATCTTTAGTCTGTGTCAGCCGCAGACAATGTAGTCATATCTTTAACGTCTACTGTAGTTCCATTATTTGAATCAACAGAAAACATACCATAAACTGGAGTGCCACTTGCCGCTGTTGTTGCAAAGATTACGTCACCTGCATTTATTTCTTTTGCGTAGGTGTTAAAGTAACCAGCAGAATCAATAGCCGCCGCCGCATCATCAGATTTATAATGCCAAATATGAAAACCGTTTCCACTATATGAAACTAAAGAAAAAGTACTTGAAGTAAAAGCCATGTTATATTCTCCTTATTTCTTTAAGTTAGCTTCGATACAACCATTTACATCAATAAGAGCCGCATTCATTTGCATCTTGTTTAAGATGAAATAACTGTCCTTATCATTGTGGTAATCAATGTTCGATTGAACATCTGCACCAATGGCATGACCGATAGAGGTTTTGTGATATAGAAAGCATTTACGGCAATCTACTGAAGAAACTGTTGCAGAATCTAAACCAGAATGTGGAAACCACATAAAGCCTAACCAATTTTTAGCGGTCATGCCGTTTGGAAATGGTAAATCATTTTCACCAACATAGTTTGATCTTGAGAATTGATCTAATGACATAAGCTGAGACCATTGTTCCCAACCTACAGCAACAAATCGTTTACCATCATCTGGCACTTCATTATTCCCAAACTTTTCCATCAGCTCTAGACACCATGCAATGGTAATACCATTAGTTGTCTCGTCATGTGCTGAAGTTGTTGTTGTCATCTGATTTAAAATTAACTCATCAGTTTTACGTCCAAGTGCATATGCACCTGACTGTTGAGCTACCATCATCTCATCATGGTTAATTCTTAACTGATCTAGATCATCGACCCATTCCCCAGCAAAGTAATCTTCCAATGTGACGTTTACGTTAGTGTGTGCAAGATTCATGGGTGCTATTGATCCATGAGTTGCTTTAGTTGTAGCAAATCCTTTACCGATTTTCTGAAATGTAGTTTTGTTTTTAACTCCATTTCTTGTTCGAACTGTATTTCTAAGCTTAGAACCCATTCTTTGGTAAGCCATATGAACGCCAGATTCGAACTCCTCAATAAAGGAGGTTGAAATGCTAGGTGTAGCCATTTTAGTCTCCGTTTAAAAGTTAAAGTTTATCACTATTCTGGTTGTTCGCTTACCCACTATACCGAAGTTGTTCCATAAATGGGCTTCTAAGTAAGTTGTACGAGCCTTCTAGCAACTTTAATCTCTCAGAAAACAGAAACTTTGTTAATTCACATTA